CGAGCCTTTCTTGCTGCTATTTCTTTTTGTAGGATGTGCCAAAACATAGATTTGATAATCATTTCAACACCTTTACTGGTTTAAGTTCGATTGTTTCATCACCAAAAGTGCTTCTAATAACTTCCCAAAGTTCTGTACTTCTAACACTTGTGCATTTTGGATTTAATTTATTAAAAGTAGCCATGTTCCTAAACTCATGCAAAAGTAAATGTTGTTTTTCTATAATTTCAATTAGGTTTAAACCATCAACAACAATCCCTTCAGGAAATGCTTTTACAATTTTTTCGTACTTTCGATAATTGATGTGGCATTTTTTCATTTCAGATAATTTCATGACAACTCTACCTTTTTCAAGTCTTTAGCGTTAGCAATCAACTGGACAGCGTTTTTGTCTTTGGCAAGAGCAGCGTAGGCTTTGCTATAAGCATCTTTAAGTTGGTCTATGGTTTTGCAAGCATTAATACCATTTACCCAATCTTGTGCTATTTCAGTCAAATCAGGTGTTGGCTCATCTGGGACATCCTCACCAGCGTAAATGTATAGACCAAGGCCATGTAAAGCAATCGCTTTGGCTAAGCAGCGTTGCATAGCTGTGTTTACATCCATAGCGTTAGGGTTTGATATAGCTTTGTTTTGATGGTTTAAAACAGGTAGTTGAGCAGTCATAGTCTTGTCAAAGGCTGTAACTGAGCAAAACACCATCAAAGTATCGCCAAACTGCATTGGTGCTTGGTAATCCCAAGTAGCTTTAGGGTCTAGCTGTAAAAGCTGGTCTACAGCCCAAGCCCAGGACAGGTAGGTAAATTTACCTTTTTTGTCTGTATGCTCGTTGACATTGATTTTGCGTATTTCGTTATATGTAGTCATCACTTATTCCTTAAAGGTTATTAATTACTTCTCGTTCAGTACGCTCTTCCCAGTAGGTATACAGGGCTGAGGATAATACCATGCCAGCTTCAGCAGTATCGCCATTAGCTAGTAAGGTTGCTAGTGTTGCTAGGTGTGGAATTAATGCTTCATCTGCAATAGCTTCGTTGATGTTATCTTCAGAATATGGGTAATTGCAGTTTTTAAGCTCATAGTCAATGCGCTCTTGAATTTCCTCGCTGTCAGCTTGGTCATCGTATGGTGCTTCGTAGTATCTATCGTTGTTCATCACTTCCTCCGTTACTGTTTAAGTAGACTCTACTATACATCAAAAACATAGTTATGTATAGTTTTGTTATAGGGACATTCCCTAATATGCGTAACTTTTCATAGTTTTAGTATATGATAGCGAAAAAGGAGCGTTAAATGACACCATCAGATTTATTAAAAATTGAGTTTGGCACATCCTACAAAAAGAAATAGCAGCAAGAAAGGCTCGTAAATGAATGTAAATATACAGCTGCCTTTAACTTTACAAGATTATTTTGCAATAAAGATTGTGCAAGCCATGATTTCAAACAACAAAATATATCAAATGCACCCTGACGAAAAATCTATTGTTAAAGATGCCTATATTGTTGCTGATTACATGATGGAGGTTCGTAAATGATTGAACAAGGCACACCTGAATGGCATGAACTCCGTAGAGGCAAAGTAACAGCTTCTAGGGTAGCTGACATCCTTGCAAAGACAAAAACAGGCCCTTCAGCTAGTAGACAAAACTATCTGATTGAGCTTGCCTTGCAACAAGTTACAAAGACCATAGAGGAATCATACACAAATGCTGCAATGGAATGGGGAACACAAACCGAGCCACAAGCTAGGGTTGCTTACGAGGTTAAAACAGGTAATTTTGTTGACCAGGTTGCATTTATTGACCATCCTACTATCGCTGGGTTTGGTTGTTCTCCTGATGGAATTGTTGGTGATAGTGGACTTATTGAGATTAAATGCCCCAATTCCGCTACTCATTGGAGTTACATAAAGTCCAACGAACCACCCAATAAATACTTTATTCAGATGCAAGCTCAGATGGCTGTAACTGGGGCTAAATGGTGCGACTTTGTATCTTTTGACCCAAGAATGCCAGAGCGTAGTCAGTTATTGATAGTCCATGTGCCTAGAGACGCTGAATACATTATGTATATGGAAGCAGAAATTAAACAGTTTTTAAATGAAGTAGCAACAGAAGTAAAACTTATGGAGAGTAAATAATGGCTATCACCCATTTTGTAAAAGCAGCAGTATCAGAGTATCAAGACAAAGACGGAACAACCAAGAAACGCTATCAATCTATTGGTGTCGTAATGGAAACCAAACATGGATTAATGCTCAAACTTGAGACATTACCCTTGTTTGCCCTAAAAGATGGTGGTTTGTTGGCTTACCTAAACCCACCGGAAGATAAAGCAATCCCTACGCAACAGGTATCAAAAGAATTTAAGGATGATGTCCCATTTTAATCAATGGGGCGAAAGCGGATGCTAGACCATAGGCGTAAGGTTGTTATATAGCCGCCATGTATGCGTATAACAGAGTAGCAATAGTGCAGCGAGTAGCCCCACCCCAACAGGAGCAAGTGATGAAATTAGTAATCTTATTAGCAGCAATTGGCTTAACAGCTTGTAGTTCTTTTGAAACCCCTAATGTTGGCTTAGAAACTGACAAAACGGCTTATCACATGACCAGAAGCCAAGTAATCCTTGGTATCAACGAGTGTGAGTCTGCTGGTACTAGACCAGTAGTCATTAGTGCTAAACGCAAAATCAATGGCGTTACTTCAGATGTCCCAGTAGAAGTTACTTGTCATCCTAGATATAGGATTTTTCAATAATGCAAGAGCCTAGCAAAGGCGGTCTGCAAGATATTTATGAAATGAGCCAATCCCAAGTAGGGGAGAAGCTCTTTCTTAAACAACAGACTATAGCCAAAATTGAACAAAAAGCCATAGACAACTTAAAACGAGTATTTGCAGAACGAAAAATCAATGTAAAGGATTATTTAAATGACTGATTACGCACTACCACTTATCGTTTTACGCAGATTAAGCAACGAATACGAGGCTGCCATGCTCAAACATCAATGGGCTTTAGCCTACCAGACTGCTGAAAAAATGGTAGAAATGAGCCTTAAACTGCAAGACTTATCTGATGACTAAAGCAATGCGGTCTAATCCGTCACACATAGATTATGGGGATTTCACAGGGTTAATTAAAACTAATCCTAAGTTCATTCCTAGTAATCTTGACGGAATTGCTGAAAGGAATGGCAGATTCTTGGTATTTGAATGGAAACGGCCTAATGAAAAGATTAGCACCGGTCAGAAGATTCTTTTACAAGCCTTATCTGCCACCCCTAAATTTACAGTTATTATCATTAACGGCAATACCGATGCCCAAACAGTAGTAAACCGATTCTTTAAAGTAACCAGGCAAGGGTGCGAACCCCTAGGTAAAGGCTTTGACGAACTAAAACAATATTACTTGGATTGGTATGGCAACTAAAGAACAAAGGAAACATTTTGATAGAGTGGCGAGAATTGGCTGCATCCTATGCAAACACCTTGGGTACGAAACACAAGACGCTGGATGCCAAATACATCACATTAGAAGAACTTCTAAGAGAAGTAATGCCCCTGTTATCGGACTCTGCTATGAACACCACATTGGAAATACCGGTATTCACGGATTGGGTAGACGAGGCTTTGAAAGGAAGTATTCTGTCACAGAAGAAACACTCTTGGAAATGGTACAAGCCATCCTCAAGGACTAAATGAAACCGCACATTGTTGCCTTTGGTGGTGGAGTAGATAGCACAGCCATGATTCTTGGTCTTTATGAGCAAAAAAGGCCTATAGATTTAATTCTTTTTGCTGATACTGGTGGTGAAAAACCAGAAACCTATGCCCATATTGAAAACTTTAGCAAATGGCTTTTAGACAAAGGCTTGCCAGGGATTACTATAGTCAAACGCACTAGGAAAGATGGCAGTTTAGAAACGCTTGAAGAAGAATGCCACAGACGCAATAACTTGCCTTCTATTGCTTATGGCTTTAAATCTTGCAGTCAAAAGCACAAAATAGCACCTCAAGACAAGTATTTAAACTCTTGGCAACCAGCTATAGAATGGTGGAAAACAGGCAATAAATGCGTTAAATACATAGGTTATGACGCTGGTGAATCACACAGAGCTGACAATGCTGCCAAAAGAGATGACCCTAAATACACTTATGAATACCCATTAATTGAATGGCAATGGGAAAGAGAAGATTGTTTAGAAATCATTAAAAAGCATGGAATTACCAATGTAGGTAAGTCTGCTTGTTTCTTTTGCCCATCATCAAAGCCTAAAGAAATTGTTGATTTGTATGAGAAACACCCTGATTTAATAGATAGAGCTTTAGCTATTGAAAAGCAAGCAGAACTAACTAGCATTAAAGGATTAGGCCGTAATTACGCTTGGTCTGAAGTAATATTGATGCACAAATCCCAAATGACGTTACCTTTTGTAGGGTTTGATTTACCTTGTGAGTGTACTGAATGATAGTAATGACCTTACCCTTACCACCATCTATAAACCACTACTGGGGTCAAGTAGGTCATAGACGCTTTGTTTCAAAGGCTGGTGTAGCTTTTAAAGAAGCCGTATCAGAATATGTAATTGATTACAGAGTGCCAAAGCTAGGTACTGCAAGATTATCCATGACAGTAGTTTTATACCCTAAAGACCGCAGAAAACAGGACATTGACAATAGAATTAAAGCATTGTGGGATGCACTAGCTGATGCTGGAGTCTTTGACAATGACGAACAAATTGACATTTTAATGATTGAAAGAGGCGAGATAAAAAAAGGTGGTGGCTGTCTTGTCTATCTTAATGTTATAGAGGATAATGAAGTTGCGTGAGGCTTTTGCCCCTTAATTGGGGCATCTTTTTAGGGGTAAACAATGAACGAAAACATGGCACTTTTTCTTGCAACCTTGTTGCATAGCTCCACTAACACCCATTTTGCTCATTGGTCTACCGATTCCTACGCAAAACATAAGGCTTTAGGTCATTACTACGAGGACATTCTAGGTCTAGTAGATAGCCTAGCCGAGTCTTATATGGGCTGCTACGAGCAGATTAAGACTTTTCCAAACACATACAATATGCCTAAAGACCCTGTTAAATACATGGAAGCATTGAATAACTTTGTAAAAGATGCTCGTAAAGACTTACCCCAAGAATCCCAAATTCAAAACATTATTGACGAAATTGCTCAGTTGATTGATTCAACCCTATACAAACTGCGTTTCTTAAAATAATGCAATTAGTCGGCTTATCAGCCCTTGAGTATGATGAGCAGTATTACCAAGAGCATAAAGACGCTAACCTTGACTACACCGGACATGGCTATTGGCAAGAAGAATATGCCAAGATGGTATCTAAGGGATTACCCCAAGGTTCTGTAGTATTTGATGGTGGTTGTGCTTGTGGCTCAATTCTCTATGGATTCAAGAAGTTAGGCCATAAAACGATAGGTATGGATTTATCAGCTTACATGGTCGGACTTAGTGCTGAAAAGTTTGGTAATGACGAGCTAATCTGCGGTTCACTTACTAAAATCCCCTTGGAAAGCAACTCTGTAGACCTAGTCCACTCTGCACAAGTCTTAGAGCATATACCCCAAGAACTAATGGATGACATCATCTCCGAGTTTGAGCGAATCCTTAAACCAGGTGGCAGAATGTTTCTATGCTTAGACGCAATTAGGGATGGTGAAACCAAGGATATGTATATGGGAGACCCAACCCATGTGAACATCCAACCCATTGAATACTGGGCTAAATTAGTCAAAAAAGGCAATTTACTATTTGATGTACAAAGGTATAATGATTTTGTTCGCTCAGAGTATCGACCAACAGAAGAAGTGGATGCTAACTTCTTTGAGGCATACCCTTATTGGAGCGTGTTTACTTTAATCAAGGAATAGCTATGCCACTCGACAAATCAGGTTCAGCCCAATCTGTAGGCAAGAACATCAAAGCAGAAATGAAAGCTGGAAAGCCTAAAAAACAGGCAGTAGCTATTGCTCTTAATGTAGAGCGTGACAACGCTAAAGGTAAACGCAAAGCCAAGCTAGAAGAAGCCTATGGTCGTTTCCTTGGAGAGCGTGACAAATGAAACACATGACTAGAACTTACAAAAAAGAAGATGCCATGCTTAGACCTGAGCATGAATCTACGCTTGAAAAACAAGAAAAAGCAAGAAACAAACCAAAGCCACAAGAACTCGCAGTAGGCGGTAAGGGTGAAATGCTTAACTCCTTGAATAATAAGAGAATGGCTCGTAAGGCTGCCTTGTTAGATGCAATGAACAAGATACATGACCCAGACATCGCATAGGTTACAATAAAAGCATTACTATTCAACCACTTGGATAAATATGCAAATCAAAGAAGTCGAAGTAACAGCGTTAATCCCTTACGCTAAAAACTCTAGAACCCATGATGATGCTCAAGTAGCTCAAATTGCTGCCAGTATCAAAGAGTTTGGGTGGACTAACCCAATATTGGTAGATGGCGATAAAGGCATAATTGCTGGTCATGGTAGGCTAATGGCTGCTAGAAAGCTAGGAATGACTAAAGTTCCTGTAATTGAGCTTAAAGACATGACCGAAGCCCAAAAGAAAGCCTATGTAATAGCAGATAACCGCTTGGCACTAAACGCTGGCTGGGATAACGCTATGCTGACTATTGAGTTAAAAGACCTAGAGGATGAAGGCTTTGACCTATCCCTTACAGGCTTTGATGATTCAGAGTTAGATGCCCTATTAAACCCAATAGTGGAGACAGAAGGCTTAACGGATGAAGATGCCGTTCCTGATGTACCTGAAGAGCCAAAAACCAAGCTAGGTGACATATATATCCTTGGAAATCATAGACTTATGTGTGGTGATAGCACAAGCATTGATGCTGTAGAGAAGCTATTACAAAGTCAAAAGGCTGACTTATTGTTTACAGACCCACCATACGGAGTATCTTATGAAGGTGGACATAACAAGAAAAAAAGACAAGGAATCATAGCTGATACGCTACAAGGTGAGGATTTAACAGACCTTTTTTACGAATCATTGTCCACAGCTATTACATGGCTAAAAGATGGTGCGGCATTGTATGTATGGTACGCATCAGGCAAAAGCATAGAAACATATGCTTCATTGGCTAAACTGCCACTAAAGCTACGAGCAGTCATTCAATGGTACAAAGTAAAGTCAGGATTAGGGGCGTTTATGTCCCAATACATTCCAAATTGTGAGCCATGTATGTATTTGCATAAAGAAGGATGCTCCCCATCTTGGTATGGCCCAACTAACGAAAAGACAGTATGGGAGCTAAAAAAGGAATCAACTAACAGTTACCATCCTACTCAAAAGCCTGTAGAACTGCCTGAAAGAGCCATTACAAACAGCACAAAACAAGGTGATTCTGTACTAGACTTATTTGGTGGTTCAGGCTCTACCCTTATTGCTTGTGAAAAGATAGGTAGATTAGCTAGAGTTATGGAATTAGACCCAAAATACTGTGATGTCATAGTTAAGCGTTGGGAAGACTTTACTGGCAAAAAAGCCGTACTTTCGGAGTTATAAAATGGCTCAAGGAAAACAACATATACCTACAGAAGCTACCCAAGAACAGGTAAAACGCTTATCTGCCCTTGGTTGTCCCCATGAGGACATAGCTACAAGGCTAAAGATTAGTGCTGATACGCTAGTTAAGTATTACAAGGATGAGCTAGATGAAGGCCGTATTGATGCTAATGCTGCCATTGCTGGTACATTGTTCAGCCAAGCTAAAAAGGGTAATACTGCTGCTGCTATCTTTTGGCTAAAGACCAGAGCTAGGTGGAAAGAAACCCAAGTCAATGAAGTGTCTGGTATCGATGGCGGTGAAATTAAATTAGCTTGGGCTGATGAGTAGGCTTATAAAACTCAAATACCGCCCTAGAAGCGTATTTAGCGACTTTCACAAGCGGTCACAGCGTTGGGCTATTGTTGTGGCTCATAGGCGTTGTGGCAAGACTGTAGCCTGTATTAACGATTTAGTGGTTAGGGCATCGCTTGAAGGCAAGAAAGACGGCAGATATGCTTATGTTGCCCCTTACTACAGCCAGGCTAAAAACATTGCTTGGGATTACCTAGTACGCTTTGCCGAGCCTGTATTAGCTAAAGCTAACCAATCAGAGTTATGGGTAGAACTTATCAATGGAAGCCGTATAAGGCTATTTGGTGCTGATAATCCTGATGCTTTGCGAGGATTATACCTAGATGGCATTGTTTTAGACGAATACGCTGATATGCGACCTAGGATATGGGGTGAAATTATTAGGCCATTACTAGCTGACCGCCTTGGTTGGGCTGTATTCATTGGTACACCAAAAGGGCATAACGCTTTCTGGGACTTGTACAACAACGCTAGTAAAGATGACCGGTGGTATGTAAAAACCCTTAGAGCAAGCCAAACAGGTCTATTACCCCAAGAAGAATTAGAAGATGCTGCTAAATCTATGTCGCAAGACCAGTACCTTCAAGAGTTTGAGTGCGACTTTGAATCAGCCATAGTAGGTGCTTTCTACGGCAAAGAGATGCGTTTGCTTACAGACCAAGGCAGAATTACCCATGTTGAGCATGACCCTATGTTTAAAGTCCACACAGCTTGGGACTTGGGTTACTCAGACGATACGGCTATTTGGTGGTTTCAAGTCGTACATGGGGAAATCCGCTTACTTGACTACCATAGCTCCAATGGTCAACCAGTAGCTTTCTACGCTGGAATCATTGAATCTAGGGAAGTAGAGCGTATGTATGACTATGGCAGACACTATCTACCGCATGACGCTAGAGCCAAGACATTAGCCTCAAACCGGTCAATTATTGAGCAGTTAGGCGATAAGCTAGAGATTAGCAAAATGAAGATTGTGCCAAGTCTGTCCCTACAAGATGGTATTCAAGCTACTCGCCTGGCACTAACTAGGGCTTGGTTTGACCATAAGTGCGAAGAAGGCATTGAGTGTTTGCGTCAGTATCAGCGTGAATACGATGAAGATAAGAAAGTGTTTAGGGATAAGCCAAGACATGATTGGACATCACATGGAGCAGACGCTTTCCGTATGTTAGCTATTGCTTGGAAAGAAGAAGCCAAGATTGTCACTAAAGATGAGCCAATCAGAGGTGTATTCGTAGGCAAAACTGATGTCACTATCAATGACCTATGGAAAGAAACTAAGACAAAAAACAATCAAAGGTTCTAAATTTAGGTAAAATAACAGCAACATTTCGCCAAAATCTTCAACATTAGGGCAACATTATGGCAAACGATAAAGCAACTGTAGACCACACCTATGAGGACTGGTACAAAACAATCATGGGTTATGAGCGCCAATATAAGCGCTGGGAACAACGAGCCGACAGAATCGTAAAGAAATACAAGGATGATTCTAGATATGACCGAAACCCTAATGCTCGCTTCAATATTCTATGGAGCAATGTACAAACCATACAACCTGCTATCTTTGCTAGACTTCCAAGACCTGATGTTAGTCGTAGATTTAGGGACAATGACCCTATAGGCCGTGTAGCCTCAATGATGCTTGAAAGAGCATTGGAGTTTGAGATTGAGCACTATGGTGACTACAAGTCAGCCATGAACAATGCCGTATTAGACCGCTTATTGGGTGGTCGTGGCGTTAGTTGGGTTCGTTATGAACCACACTTTGCTGTAGATGAGGAAAGCGAACCTGACGATGGCTACCAAGTTACCGAAGATTCAGATGAAGCAGAGACACCTGAAGCGAAAGAAATTGAGAATCCAGAGCGTATTGAGTACGAATGCTGCCCAGTCGATTATGTCCATTGGAAAGAGTTTGGACATACGCCTGGTGCTAGAACATGGGAAGAAGTCACTTGCGTATGGCGTAAAGTCTATATGTCTCGCCCAGCATTGGTTGAGCGATTTGGTGAAGAACTTGGTTACAAGATTCCGCTAGACACTAAACCAGCCGATGACAAGAATTCCTATAAGCCTATGGATGGCTTGTATGAAGCAGTCATTTATGAAATTTGGGACAAAGAAACCGGTAAAGCTCTTTGGCTATCTAAATCACTAGGCAAAATCCTAGATGAGCGTGATGACCCATTACAGTTAGAAAACTTCTTCCCTTGTCCAAAGCCTTTGTATTCCACATTGACTACAGACAGTCTAGAGCCAATCCCTGACTTTGTTATCTACCAAGACCAAGCTAGAGAACTAGACACCCTTTGCGACAGAATTGATGGGTTAATCAATGCCCTTAAAGTGCGTGGTGTATATGACGCATCTTCTAGCGAATTGCAGCGTTTATTCTCTGAAGGCGAGAACAATACCTTGATTCCGGTAGACAACTGGATGGCATTTGCTGAAAAGCAAGGCATGAAAGGTGCTATTGACCTAGTAGACATTACCCCATTTGCTAGTGCGTTGCAGCAATGTTATGCAGCAATGGAGCAAGTTAAGGGTCAAATCTATGAATTGATGGGAATTGCCGATATTCAAAGAGGTCAGACTGACCCTAATGAGACTCTTGGCGCTCAAATCATTAAGTCTAACAATGCTGCTGGTCGTTTAAAGACTATGCAGCACTCAGTAGTCGACTTTGCAACTACCCTGTTATCCATTAAAGCTCAAATCATTTGTAATCACTTTACAGATGAGACTTTGGTTCAGATTAGTGGTGCAATGCAGTTATCTGAACAAGATAAAGCAATGATTCCGCAAGCTATTGCCCTGTTACGAGACCAAGCTGCCAAGAATTTCCGTATTGAGGTCACTTCTGACTCAATGATTTACCAGGATGAGCAACAGGAAAAAGCAGACAGAATGGCGTTTTTACAAGCCGTTGGTGGTTTTATGTCTCAAGCTGTACCAATGGTACAAAATACTCCTGAATTAGCTCCTATGGCACTAGAGATGCTGAAATTTGGCGTTACTGCGTTTAAAGCTGGTAAGCAATTAGAAGGAATTATTGACGAAACAGCCGATAAACTGCGTGTAATGTCTCAACAATCAGAAGGTAAGCCAAAGCCACCTCCTCCTGAAGTCCAAAAAATGCAGATGCAAATGCAGATTGAGCAAGCTAAGATGCAAGCTCGTCAAGGTGAAATGCAAGCCCAGGCACAACTTGAACAAGCTAAACTCCAAGGTCAAATGCAATTGGAGAAGGCTAAACAAGAGTATCAAGCCCAAGAAAACCAACTCAAATTCCAGCTTGAAGAACAAAGAAATCAAATGGACAGAGAGATGGAGATGAAAGTAGCTCAAATGAAGATGATGACTGAGCGAAATACCCAAGTTCTCCTAGCCCATATTAATAATGGAGCGAAGATTGAGGTAGCTCGTATTGGTTCTGATGACTCTAATGGTGAACAAGCCTACATGACCGAGCAAGACATGGCTAAGTCTATGGAATCACCAATGCAACCTATTGCTGACGCTATTGGTAGTGGAAATCAGCAAATGGCTCAAGCTATTGCAGCTTTAGTGCAGACAATTAATGACCAACACAATCGCCCTAAGACAGTAGTGCGTGGAGCTGACGGCAAAATTATCGGAGTTCAATAATGGCTATTGTCGTAACGCATACTAAGGTCTCTACGATTCCTGACGGAGATGATTCATCCCTAATTCGCCCTAGTGATTGGAATGACACCCATACTTTGACAGGTTTGGGTACTATGGCAGAGCAAAACGCTAATGCCGTAGCGATTACTGGTGGCACTATCTCTGGGGTGACATTACCAGCCTCTAACATTACTGGCACTCTTGGAGTTGCCAATGGTGGTACAGGTGCTACGACTCTTACAGGTTATGTAAAAGGTACTGGAACAGCAGCTTTAACTGCTTCTTCTACTATCCCCAATACAGACATTACTGGTCTAGGTACGGCTTCTACTAAAGACGCTGGAGCTGCTAATGGCGTAGCTACCTTAGATTCAGGCGGTAAAGTACCTATTTCCGAATTACCAGCAGCAGTTTTAGGAGCATTAAATTATCAAGGCACATGGAACGCATCAACAAACACTCCTACTCTTACAAGCTCAGTCGGTACTAAGGGTTACTACTATGTCGTTTCTGTCGCAGGAAGCACAGACCTTGACGGAATCACAGATTGGGTCGTTGGAGATTGGGCAGTATTTAACGGAACAGTTTGGCAACAAATCGACAATACCGATGCAGTCACAAGCGTAAATGGATATACAGGCACAGTTGTTTTAAACGCTGCTGATGTAAATGCAATCCCTGAATTAGCTTCTTCTACAGACAATGCAATAGTCCGATTTGATGGCACTACAGGTGCATTAATTCAGAACTCAGTAGTCACTATTGACGATGCTGGTAATGAAGCTGGCATTAATTCTATTACTTTTGACACTACCCCTACTACAGTACCTACGACTCCAGGTTCTTTGTATTGGGATTCAGCTAATGGAAACCAAACTCTTAGCCTAGTAATGGCTAATGGAGACGCAACTCAGCAAATTGGCGAAGAAACTTACTTTAGGATTAGGGCTTCTGCTGCCATTACTGAAGGTCAAGTAGTCATGTTTACTGGCACTATTGGCGGTAGCGGTGCTTTAACTGGCGCTCCAGCTTCAGGCTTAACAGCTACAACTGCATCCTATGTAATGGGTATTGCTACTCATAACTTAGCTATAAACGATTGGGGATACATTACTTCTTTTGGTTTGGTAAGGGGCATTAATACTACAGGCGGTGCAGAAGCATGGGTAGACGGACAGATTCTTTACTATGACCCTACTGTAGCTGGTGGCCTTACAAAGACTGTACCTGTTGCACCAAACGCTAAGATTCAAGTTTGTGCTGTAGTAAATGCTGCTTCAGGCGGTAGTGGCTCAGTATTTGTACGACCTACTTTTGGCGGTGCATTAGGTCAATATGAAGGCGATGTTCAAGTAACAACACCTGCAAATGGTGACTTATTAATTCGTAATCAAACTAGCGGTGAATGGGTAAATGCTCCTTTAACTGCTGGTACAGGAATATCTGTAACCAATACAGCAGGTGCAGTCACTATTACCAATACATTGCCGTCATTAGGTGGCACAGTTACTTCTGTAGGCGGTACAGGTACAGTATCAGGGATTACCCTTAGTGGCACAGTTACTACTTCTGGCAACCTTACATTAGGTGGAGCTTTAGATTTATCTGCTCCTCCTGTTATTGGAGGCACAACTCCTAACTTGATTACAGGTACTACGATTACTGCTACCAAATATGTAGGCATTTCAGGCGGTACATTCTAAATGTTTCAAACTGCTTTCCAAGCCAATGCGTTTCAAAATGACGCATTTCAAATTGTCATTACCCCTGTAGATACTAAAAAAGGTGGTGATGATGCGTCTTGGACAAAAGAGGAAAGAAAGCGGTACAAAGCACTACAGAAGAAGTTAAGACTTGCTGAAGAAAAACGCATGGCTGCTCAAAAGGCAGACCAAGAAGCTCGTAAAGACTTTATCCGCAATCAGATTGACCCCAAGGTAAGTGAACAATCACTTGATGTAGAATCACCACAGCAAATCGTTGAAACAAAGCAAAAAGAAATCGCTAATTACGATGCTCTTGTTGCAAATTTACAACGCCAAGCACAAGATTTATATAATGCAGTATTGATTCGCCAGGCTAAAGAGCGTTTAGAGCAAGAAATTGCAATTCTAGAAGCTAAACGGCTTGCTGAACTAGATGATGAGGAAAGTATCTTAGCGTTGTTTTTATAAAGGAGAAGGCGATTACTTGCCTGAAACATGACAGCATATAGAAGTTACAAAAAAGGTGTAGATTTACTACACATGGGACATTTCCAAGCAGGATTCCGTCTCTATGAGTTTCGTTGGCATCCATTAGTGATGCAAGCAACTGGCGAAAACTGGAAAAAATGGATAAAAGCACCTAAATGGGATGGCGAAAGACTCATTGGAAAGCATATTACTGTCCAAATGGAGCAAGGATTTGGCGATATTATTCAATTTGCTCGCTTTCTACCTATGCTCAAGGCTTGGGGTGCTAAAACTTTAAGCGTTATGTGTCATGAATCCATGATGCAACTCTTGGGAACAATGGATTGCATAGATTACATCTCTTGTTCTAAGACTGAAGGGCCACCATTAGAGGCAGATTACTGGGTTGGTTCAATGTCGCTTCCTCATTTTGCTACTTATGCACCACCATTCGTAAAACAGTCATTTCCTATCACTACAAACAAGATTGTTGGCTCAGAAGGCTATTTCGAGGCTAGACCATCTAATATTGAACGCAAAATAGGGGTAAATTGGTCTGCATCTAAAGGCCCTTTGCACTATACCAAGTCAATCCCATTAGAAACTATGCGAGAACTGGTCGGTGATGATGTTTATTCGCTTCATGTAGAGATTGATGACATATTTGACCCATTGCCTAATGATGGCTGGAAACAGAACTTTTACAAAACCGCTTGCCATATGAAGGCGATGAAAGCGGTAGTAGCTCCTGATACAGCAACTGCTCATTTAGCTGGTGCATTGGGTGTAAAGTGCTTTTTGTTACTGCCAGACCATGATTACATCTGTTGGCGTTGGAAAAACGCAACATGGTATGACTCAGTAGTACCACTTAAAAAAGAAGAATGGCATTTGTTACCTAGTCTTTTGGAGGCTCTATGATTGTAAATATTAAGCACACCTGCAA